ATATGTCCTTTTTGTAGACAAACTGCGATGGTGTCACAAGAAGTTTATGACGGTAAAAAATTTGGATCATTTGAAGCTATGCGTTATTATCATTATAATGATGAAGTCGTTAATTATACGAGCGACTATGAAGACCATTTAGTTTGTATGAAGTGTGGCAGTACTGCACGTTTTACACGAGCTCAGAAAGGTACAAAGTTCCAAGCTACAAACTGGCATGATGTAAAAGATGATTAGTCTGTACTTTATTTGCTAATTTTCCAAAGTTATTATTATTTATAGTTAATTAAACAAATAAGGAGTAAAATCAATGACTATAGAAAATCTACCAAAAAATATTTCGTATTTACATCTTGTAAAATCTGTACAGTCTACTGTTTTAAAATATGGTTATCAAAAAAGTGTTGATGGTGCATTCTATTCTTTTAGTTTAGATTCTTTCTTTGAACAAAGTTCTGTTACTGCTAATGGTGACGTATATGAAATTTGGTTCGGAGAGTTATCTAATGCTGTCGTAACTCCGTTATATAATGGTCACCATCTTCCAACTGGTGCTCTTGTTACTCTTATCCAAGGCGATGGTTGGAATGTTAATACTTTGTCTTATAATGTAGAAAGTCTCGATCTTGATTGTAAAAAAGAGTGTAATAACTGGTTGTTAGAAAACTTAAAATAAATCACGTTGGGGGTGTTATGCCCCCAATGTCCTCCCCACAGCTTTTCACTTTCGTTTAACGTAAACCTCCATCATAATCTCATAATCTCATAATTCTTCTGTAAGTGGTTCTTTTTCCTTGGTTTTCTTCTATGAGATTTTATTTACAAATATGATATCTCTAAATGGTCGAGAGGTTTCTTTTTGATTTTTATTTTATTATTCATTGTAAATTCACATTGTAGTGCTTGTTTTTGGTAAGATATGTGATATAATCATCTTATCGTAAATGGAGACGCTTGTAATGAAAGATTTAGAATATACAACGCTTACACCATCAGAATGTGGAAATTATTGGGAAACACCTGATGGTAAGAGACATCGTCCACTAACGCCAAAGCACAAAAAGTTCTGTAGACTATACGTTCAAGGATTATCTGCTGCAAAAGCTGCAAGACAAGCAGGGTTCACAACCAAGATGATTTCCTCGAAAGTCCAAGGGTCTGCAATGATTCGTAAAAATCCTCTTGTTGTAAATCATATTATCGAACTTATGACAAAAGAGCGAGATCGTGGAAGTGTAACTATGAACTCGCATCTAACAGAACTTTCTCAACTTCGTGACCAAGCCGTGGATTCTGGACAATTACCTGCAGCAATATCGGCTGAGGTCTCTCGAGGTCGTGCAGCTGGTTTATATATTGAGAAAAAAGAGATTACTGTATCAAAAATAGAAACTCTGAGTAACGAGGAGCTATATACAAGGTTACAGGATATCATAGGAAAAAGCAACATAAAAGTGATAGAGAATGAAGAAAGAAAAGGACACATACCAGTCATTGAAGAGAAATCTTCCAAAGGTTCACTGGCAAAGAATTGAGAGTGGAGCAACCTCGAGAGGTGTTCCTGATATCAATGCCTGTTATGCAGGTAAAGAGTTTTGGGTAGAGCTCAAGATTTTGCACGGTGACCGTGTTTCACTGACTCCGCAGCAAATCGCATGGCACACGCGTCGTTCAAAACAGGGTGGCATCACATGGATCATGGTACACGATTCAAAAACCAATACAATCAATCTAATATCAGGCAGTCAATCAGTCACTCTAGCAAAGCATGGTCTTTCATCATGTATGGTTATTCAACATACAAGACCTATTGACTGGGAAGCACTGTTATTGAATCTCTGTCTGACTAACAAACTGATTGATTGACTCTCTGATTGACTCTCTGATTGACTCTCTGATTGACTCAGATATAGTTCGCAATTAATCATAACTTTGTTTATTTTGTTCTAATGTAAAGCTTTACTATAATAAGATAGTGGTATATGCTATATGTATAACTTAACTTAAATTGTCATAAAGGAGATAAAATCATGGCAAACAGAAAGAAGAAAGAAACTAAAAAAGTCACAGCATCAGAAATGGCGAAAGCCATTATTGATGGTCCAGCAGTTGTTCTTGATGAAAAGGCAGTCGCTAAAGTTCTAAAAAAGTCCAGTCCTGCTGGAAACTCTGGTATTCCTGCACCAGCAAAGCATGGATTTAATGGTCGCATGATAAAGCTGCTTACCAAAGAACTTCCAAATAATCAGAAGATCCCACCACAGGCGATGATTATTCTTGATACTATCGAAGTTCTTGGTGGTCATAACGGTCCAGTATCGCAGGGTGACATCGTCGACAATCTTGTTCATAATGGACTAAAAACAGTTCAGACACCAAAACGTATTTATGATTTCTATCGTAAAGATTTGATCGAGCGTAAACTTATTGCATTCGCTTAATCTGTCAGGAAAAGGTGACTTCGGTCACCTTTTTCAAAACCCACAGGTTTGACTGACTGACTCTTCATCACTCTATTCATCACCCATTCAAAACCATGACCCACACATACATGAATCAATGAACTATGACTATGACTGATTGATTGACTCACTCGTTGATTGATTGACTGACTGACTCTTATAAATTTTTATCATACTTTAGTTAGGTAAAAACTAATCATGGTTTAGTAAATAATAATCAAGAAATGTAAATTAATACTTTACTATAGTATAAAAATGCTTATCTTAATACTTATAGGGGGGCTAACCCCTTATATAAACAATAACTAACTAACGGAGTTTAATTATGACTACTAATAAAAATAAATCACTACCTAGCCCTACTAATAACGGGGCTACTCAAACCCCTACTAGTAAGGGTACTAAGTCTTTAATAGGTCAGCCAGGTATACCTAGACCTACTAAACAAGGGGCTAATAATACTACTATAGCTTTAAGCCCTGAAGTATTAGAAGGGGCTAGTGAAGGGGTACTTGTTCAGCTAGGTAAAAAGCCCCTACCTGCTCAAGCTCAAGCTATACTATTTGAGCTACAAGGGTTAGGTGGTAGTAGTACTCAAGTAAAGCTATTAGAGGCTTTAGATAACCCTACTAGTAGCCTTACAACTGTACAAGGTGCTCAACGTATATTAACTTGTTATAGACCTAGACTATTATTAGAGGGCTACATCAAGTTATCATAAGCCTTAAAGGGGGCTAGTAAATAGCCCCCTACTAAAATAGGGCTAGTAGGGCTACCCCCCTTCTAGCCCCCTTAAAACTAAGGGGTAACCCCCCTAAATAAAATTTACCACCTTTTAAGCTAAGACTTTAGCTTAACTGTCTCAGCCGATATAAGCCAATTTTTACAAAAAAGGAGGTAGGAACCTTCTTTTACCATTTTCATTTCATAAAAAATGGTGTAAAGGTAATATTGAAGGAGAAACTATTGCGTACATTTAGTGGAAATTTTACAAATAAAGACCTAAGAGATGACCCTACTGTGAGCACACAGCAACAGTCTATGCGAAAACAACAGGCTCAACAGCAAGTAGCCAATTTACAAAAACAATTTCAAGACACTGGCAATAGACCAGATATGGCTCAGTTAAATCAATTAGAGCAATTAGGTGCTAATACTTTTGGAACAGGGATGCGTGGTCGATTTGACTATACTGGTTCTGGTCAGCAACCTATTTCTCGTTCGCAGGTCGGTCAATTTAGGAATACGTTCAACGATCCATCGCTGCAGGTTTTTGATCGTAAAACAGGGGTCAATCCTATTGGTTTAGGGATTGGTGATTACGCTAATTATTATCAAGGTAGAGAAGACCGTTTAGCAAAGACTCCTCTTGGTGGTATTATGAATACGATTTCTGATCTTGGCGATAAAGCTATGCAATATAGTCCATTAAATTAT